TTTGTTAGATGGCAAGATAATAGATATTATAATCCATATAATGATTATAGGTATGATTACAGATATCACGATAGCAGGTGGAGATATCATGGTAAAGCAAATGGCACATATGGTTATGTAATACCAAACCCAAATAATAATAATAACGCACCTATCACAGTGGGTAACGCTGGTGGATCACAAAGCTATGGTGGTAACACAACAGGCGGTGGAGGTAACCCAGTTGCTGTAAATCCAGTCACATCAACAGGTGGCGGTAAAAAAAATAATTAAATGGCAATAAGAAAAACTACAAAGGGAAAGGGACGTAACTTTAGATCAACTAAAGAAGGAGCTGGCATGACAGCTAAAGGCGTTAGAGAATACAAAAAGAAAAATCCTGGTAGTAAATTAAAAACAGCTGTAACCGGTAAAGTAAAGCCTGGTAGTAAAGCTGCTAAACGTAGAAAATCATTTTGCGCTAGATCAAAAGGTTGGACAGGTGAAAGAGGTAAAGCCGCTAGACGCAGATGGAAATGTTAAAAAAATATTTATATAATCTTGCTATGAAATCACCGATACGCAAGTGGGCTTTATCTTTAACAGGCTGGAAATGGTGGTTTTATCAAGTAGTAATCGGTGGCATTGGGTTTATACTTATAGAATACTTATTAAATAAAATAGGTATGACTATGTTACCTTGGCAATAAAGAAATGAAATCAAGAGGATTAGGAGATAGTATACATAACTTCACAAGTAAAACTGGTATTAAGTCTGTAGTAGATAGAGTATCAGATGGTTTAAATATACCCTGCGGATGCGAAGGTAGACGTGAAGCTTTGAATATAATGTTTCCTTATAAAAACAAATAATTATGGGTAAAATTAGTCCGGCATGTAAAGCTGCAGCAAAAAAGAAATTTAAAGTATGGCCTAGCGCTTACGCTTCAGGATGGGGTGTGAGATGTACTAAAGCTGGTGGTCCAGGTAGATTTGGTGGAGGTAAAAAGAAGAAGTAATGAAAAAAGATTATAAGAAAAAACCTAAATGTTGGACTGGTTATAAACAAGTTGGCTTCAAAAAGAAGGGTGGCAGACGTGTACCCAATTGTGTAAAAAAATGAAAGATTTATTTAAAGACTTTGACGTTGATAAGTTTAAAGGTAAAAAACCACCTGCAAATAAATCACTTGGTACTTACAATGAGGTAAAAGAAATATCAAAGATACCAATGAATAAAAAATTTGTTGATGATAAAGACGATATAGCAGGTACATTTAGTAATGTTGCTAAAAAAAATAAAGTATCGCACGATAAGAAATTAGTTGATTCTTTAATAGAACAAAGTTCAAAGCCTATATTAGAACTAAAAAGGTTTTATAAAAGACCTAGGCCTAAAAGAGTTGCAGAAGAAATTGATATTGATTTAAAGCAATATGAGCTTAACAGCATGAAGACACCTTCATACCCATCAGGTCACTCAGCACAAGGTGTTATGATAGGTAAATTATTAGCAGATAAACATCCTAATGCAGCAAAGGACTTCATACAGGCTGGTAAAGATATTTCATACAGCAGAAATGTAGCTAAAGCACACTATAAATCAGACTCAACGTTTGGAGAGGAAATAGGTGATGCAATGTATAACCACATTAAAGATAAGGTATAATGCCAAAAAGTAAAGTAAAGGGTGGTGGAACAAAGAAAGTTTGTTTGCCATATAAGAAATACAAAAGTATGAGTAAAGAGCAGAGGCAAAAAGTAATTAGTGCCAAGAGATCTGCTGCAGCTCAAGGTAAATATAAAAGATCCAGTAAGTCTAATGTTAAAGGTGCTAGAAAAAAAGGTGCTACATTACGTGACTGGTTTCAAAAAGAAAATTGGGTTAACATAGCCAACGGCAAGCCTTGCGGAGCAAAATGAAATTTAATTTTTTTGATTTAAATGAAAACGGTAAATATGACTGGTGGGAATATATACTACCAATTGTTATATTATTAATTATTGAGGTTATAGCTGAGGTTATAGCTAGATTTTTGACACAGCCGTTTTTCTAGCCACACTTCTTATTATCTTCTGACCCTTCATCCACCCAGTATATTTAACTTTATTTCTTTTCATATCACTTAACGCGTGCCACTCAAGCAAACCATCACGTTCTAACTTACTCACATATTGATTTTCTAAATTACGATCATGCGCTGAATGCCTTGTAGTATAAAGAGGTAAATGCCAGCTGTGAGGATCACATTCACCATTACCGTCTTTTACGTTCTTAGCCATATATGTATTCTTCTTTACGCTCTTATGAAAGAAGTCATATCCAATAATACTCAATTTCTTTTGAGTACTAATTTCCCTAATAAAATATAGTATTGTTAAAAACCCAGCTGAAGGCCTGAGTTGTAAGCTGTACATTGAATTGCCAAAACCGTTCCAGAGTGATTCTAGTTCTGCGTCTGACCACATCTGAGTATAAGGCATACCCTTTGGTAGATGATCTTCTAATACCCAGTCTTTGAGTAAAAAATTACCACGACATCTATTAAGTAATATTTCAACATCTTTAAATTTACCTTTTGTAAATTCTTTATTACGCCTCTTCCATATAGGAGCTCTGAACTGACCAGTCACCCATATGTTTGTTTTACTACCTAATTGTTTTCCTTTATCATCAGCTATACTATCAACAGCTCTACCAAAGCGTACAACAATATCATGGCTATCTATGAACTTGCCATAATCATGATGCATTAACTCTACAGAGTTGCCAACAAGTATTACTGATTTATTTTTTACAAGCTGTTGTATACGCTCCACCACTCTTCTGATAACTCTCCATCCTTATACTTATCAAACCAAGGCCCACCGTTAGTATAATGTATCGCTTTTATGTCATCATTTTTTTCGTAATAACCTACTAAGTGATTATATTTAACGGGTATCTCAGCTATCTCACTATCATCTACCCACTCAAACTGATGTAATTGCTGTGGTGTAGCATTGTCTAAATATTCTTTAGTTAATATACCTTTTAATTTCTCACAGTTAAATACCATTAATGAACTCCAACATTTCTTTGGGTACATTTTGTTTTTAACTCCATCCATCTTTGTTCCTTTAACATCATCAATTTTATGTTTTACAACCGCTACTGTTTTATCTCCTAAGTACTGCACAATCTCTTCAGGATCACACTTCCAAACAAAGTCATTATCACAGAAGATGGCTATGCCATTCCAGTTGTTACACAAAGGTGTATAAAACCTTGTAAAAGAAAATTCTGTTGATTCATTAGGCACATCTTTTCTACCATAAATACCACGCTTAATTAGCTGCGCTTTTACTAAAGACATAACCTCGTGATTACCGTTGTCTAGTATAGACTTTCTAACTACTTTTGTAGCTTGCGGATGACGTGAATCACTTCCTATAAATATTCTCATGCTATAAATTTTAATATTGTTTCAAAATTATTTAACGGTACCATGTTAGGACCATCGCTTAAAGCGTTGTCTGGGTCAGGGTGTACTTCAAAGAAGTAACCATCAACATCAACTGCTTGTGCTAACTTAGCTATGTATGGTGCATACTTTCTATCACCACCACTTTTATTGCCAAGAGCGCTAGGCTTTTGAGTTGAATGAGTAACGTCCATAACTATAGGTACGTTAAATTTTTTCATATCTAGTATCTGTCGGAAATCTACAACTAAGTTACCTAAACCAAACATAGTTCCACGCTCAGTTACCATTATATTATTATTACACGTGGATTGCACTTTTTTAATTGGGTGCTCCATGTTGTTACCACTCATAAACTGTGCCTTCTTTATATTTACGGTCTTACCTGTTCTGCCGGCTGCAAGTAAAAGATCTGTTTGTCTACATAAAAAAGCAGGTATTTGTATAACATCAACAACATCTTTAACTTGTATAGCTTGTATAGGTTCGTGTATGTCTGTTGTTATTTGAACATCAAACTCTTTTTTAACTTTAGCTAGTATTTCTAATCCCTCTTGTAAACCTGGTCCTCTGTATGAGTCTACAGAAGTTCTGTTTGCTTTATCAAATGAAGCTTTAAATATGTAATCAAAACCATACTTAGCTGTAAGTTCTTTTACTTTCTCTGCTATTTTCATGCATGTGTACTCGCTTTCTATAACACATGGTCCTGATATTATAAACTTATCCATTAACATCTTCTTGTGTATTTATTTCTCTACCTTCATATTTAACCTCACATACTTTAATATCATATAAACCTAAATATCTATTTTGTTCTAAGTTTTCTTGTGGATATTCATCATCTAATAAGTCATAACACTGTAAAGCGTATGGTCTATACATATATATACCAAGGTGTCTATCACCATAACCAATATCAGATCTAGTAAACCACATAGCTTTACCTGCTTGATGTACAACCTTAACGCCGTTTGGCTCGTAACCTTTTGTGTAAGCCGTGTATACTACAAAATTATTTTTAGCTCTATCAATAAAAGGCTTTACAGTTTTATGTGTTATATCTATCATGTCACCCTGTATATTGATTATAGTTTGATACTGGTTTAAAAATTCATGAGCTTGAGCTATTCTAGCTGTCCCATTTTCTGCCTCATGAGACATGATAACATTGTTGCTAGGTATAACTTCTGCTATTTTAGGACTATCAGTTATAACAAATGTATCATAACCCATAGTACGTACTTTATCAAATACTATACGTATTAGTGGCTCATCATCAAACATCATAAGCATTTTATGTTTTAGCCTAGTACTCTCTAGTCTAGCTGGTATTACAAATACTATATCTTTCATGCTCTCTTGCCTGATGTTCTTCTTTTTATATCATCGTGGTTAAACTCAGCCCAGTATAACTCAAAAGCTACACCATCTTCAATACCTTCAAACTGATGATATTTACCAGGTTTAACCATAGTAAAATCACCTGCTTCTAATATTGTCTCATCTAAAAGATTTTGATCATCTTGCCAGACTCTGATTAACATTTTACCGGACTCTACATAAAATCCGTTCCATTTAAATTCATGCTCGTGTTCTGAGCATTTAAATCCTTTATTAAATTCTATTCGGTGAAACTCAAAAACTCCATTAGCGTGGATCTTTTCAGTTTTTCCCCATATTTTTCCTGCTTTCATTTAATTTTATTTGTTTTTGTTTTTGTACTTCTACATTAGACTCATTGTGATACAAATCTATTGAGCCTATTTCTAATTTTCTTCTTTGAGTAGCGTTTTGAATTACCCATACTATAGTATGTGCCGCTTCTTTATATGTTAAACTAGGTAAATCTGATTCAAGTAAACCTAAGTTAACATCTACTATCTTACATTTTTTAGGTGTAGTAAATTTTAAACTATCTGATAAATGTGATAACGAAGCTTTAGAAGCCGAATACATAAGACCCTTTGATAGGTTAGGATACTTTGCTCTACTATTTATATTTACAATAACTTTACTTGAGTCATTAGCCCATAAGTTAAACACAGCCGCTAACACTTCTGTCTGACAAAATGTTTCATGAGCGTTGTTTATAAAAACTCTATACTCAGGGTTTTTTAATTCTTCAGTTAATGCATTTATACATTTAGGACAGCATATATCATACTTAGGCCTATTAAAACCTACTGGTACCCACTTGCCACACAACTCATTTTGTATTGCTTTACCTAAGCCTCTAGTTGTTCCCGTTATCGCTACTTTCATAATGTTTATTTATAAGATCAAAACTAGGCTTACCAAATAAATCACCTTTAACAGAGCATTTATCACATGGGCTCTGTGATCTATCACCGTGCTTTAATCTTTGTCTTATCTCTTTCATATCATCAGCCATCCAAACCTCTTCTAAAGTTTGTTTAGCTATATTACCTATCTTTCTTTCTTTACCCCAATCGTTTGAGCAAAACAATACATCGCCATTCCAGTCAACAAACATTTTATAAAATGGATAGTGACATGGTTTACCTTTCAACTCTTCAATATCGTGATCTTCAAAACCTATCCAGTCTATTACACCACTTCTATTATTAAGCTTTAAACCATAATCTTTTAAATTATAATGAGCTCGCAAACTAAACTTACGTTTTGATACACCAGCCTCTTCCATTATTTTAAGAAAGTGATCGGCTTGATCTGGTCCATCATACATATTTATATACAACATATCTAAGCCTGAGTTATATAGGTCCTGAGGATTTACTCTCGTACCTAACACATCACCATTTGTGTTACACTCTAGTAGATTATCTTTTAAATGTTTTCTAAAAGTAAAAACTATATCAGCAAAGCTTTTATTTAATAGTCCTTCACTGTATCCACTAAAAGATATTCTACCTGTATAATTAGCATCAGCTAAATGCTTAGCTATTTTTTCAGCAACTTCAACACTCATGTTTAAATTCCTATTAGGATAAACATCAGCCGCAAACCTTGGACAAAATATACATTTTCTATTACACAACTCAGTTGTATTAAGTTCAATAGTAAGTATAGCATCTAACGGATTAGTACTACCTTTTATTCTATTTAAATGTACTTGTTCTTGTTTTCTTCTATATTCAAGAAAAGTGTCTGCATCGTGTACTTGATGATTTTTTCTTTCTTCTTGTTTCATGTTACCATTTTCTAGAATGTTTCCATTTGTATGGAAAGTCTTCATTATTTCTATAACCATCAGCATCATACTTTTCTGGTTGCCATTTATACCATGGCTCACGTTTAGAATTTTTTGATATTTGAAAATTCTTTAGCGACTGCTTTGGTTTGTTTGGAAAATGAATACTACATAATATTCTAGCACCAATAGGTATAACCTCATGATATTGAAACTGTGGTATATATAATAAATCACCTGCCTCTAATATAAACTCTTCAAGTATTTCTTTAGGTTTATCTGGTGCAAACTCTTTAAATATTCTCCATTTAACTCTACCTTGAGTATGAAATAAAAAGTTTTCTGTATTATCAGCGTGCGCTGGAAAACTTTTAGATCCTTTACCAGGCGATGCGTATACATTAACCTGACCTTTCGCAAAATACCTTTCAAATGTTTTACAAACATTCATAAGTACTTCTTTTCTATATTCAGCAAATGGTATTACAAATGACTTACCATCTGTCCATGCTTTGTGTACTTGTGTTTTAGTTAGCATAGGTAATTTTAATTTACCTTTTTTAACCTTATCAAGACACCACTTCTCATGTTTATCATCCCAACCTATTATTTGTAGGTTAGGTATTTTAGGAAACTCGTTCACATACTGCTCAAAGTCATTCCAATTAAACAGGTTTTTAAATTTATTTCTTCTTAATACTAAATGCTTTTTACCCCAGTACTCTTTAAAAAATACTTTAGGATCAACAGGATCTAGTAACTCTTTCATTAAATTATCCATCACAACTTAAACAGTTAGGGTCCATTGCTTGTTTGGCTATATCACCTCTAAGCACAGACTCGGTTCTCATATAATACAATGTTTTTATTCCTCTTTTCCAAGCTTCTAAGTGTGTTTTGTTTAACCACTTAGGATCTACCTCAGAAGGAAATGCTAAATTTAAACTAACAGCTTGATCTATATATTGCTGACGTATGCCAGCTTGATTAACAAGCTCTAGTTGATTTATCTCTTTAAATGTTTTGTAAACATCTTTTATAGGTACATCGTGTTCACCTACAGTAATCTTATCTAATGCCTTTATACCTTGCACAGATCCACCATCAGCTAATATCTGATCCCATACCTTGTCATTATTCAAGTTGTGTTTCTTGAATTCTTCGACAAGAGTCGGATTCTTACGGATAAACGTGCCCTTCGCGCTTTGATCCGTAAATACATTAGCAGCCCACGGCTCGATTCCTGGGCTAATATTGCCAGCAAGCTTTGAGTTAGAAACGGTAGGTGCAATAGCACGAAGGTGAGTATTACGGAATCCGGAACCCACGCACCATAGCGGCTCACCATACGTCTCTGCAAGCGCCATGCTAGCCCTTTCACTTTCAATTTTAATCTGACTAAAAATCCTTCTTGTTTCATATTGTGCTAATAATCCTTCGAAAGGAAAACCTTTTTGTTGTAAATAAGTATGCCAACCTAAAACACCTAAGCCTAAAGCTCTGCTTTTCTCAGCAAACCTTACAGCGTTTTCAAAGCCTCTTCTGTTCTTAGCTTTCTGTATAAACTCTTCTAGCACGCCATCTAAAAACCATATACTATCGTATATTAGATTTGTATCTTTCCACTCATGATATTTAGCTAGGTTTAAACTAGATAAACAACATACAAAGCTATGATTCTCATCTGTATGTAATACTATTTCAGAACATATGTTAGTCATATAAACTTTCAAAGCATTATCTTTATACATACTAGGGTTTTGTTTATTAACATTACCCTTGAACATTATATAAGGCTCACCAGTTGCTTTACGTTTTTGTAATAGCTTACCCCACTTTCTTCTTGCAACCTTATCACCAGCAGCAAGCTTTCTCATGAACTTATCACCAATAACAGTGCATTGATGTAAGTTAAGTGATTGTCTATTAACGTCACCCTTTGGCTCTCTTATCTCTAACCAGTCTTCCCAGTCTTTATGTTCTATATTTAAATTAACTGATGCTGCACCTCTTCTTACAGCACCTTGGTTTGTAGCAAGTATAGTTGAATCATATATCTTACAGAAAGGTACAACACCATCCGATGTACCGTTCATTGTAATCTCTGATCCAGCTGGTCTAATTTGATTTATACCTATACCTACGCCACCACCGTGTTTAGCTAATAGCATCATCTCTAGGTTTTTTTGTCCTATGTCTTGTATACTATCAGCTACATCAATACCAAAGCAAGAGATAGGTAAACCTCTCTCTGTACCTAGGTTTGATAAAACTGGCGAAGCTAAACATAACCAACCATTCCATATATACTCAAAGAATTTTTCTTCAAGCTCAGGCTTTTTAAGTCGCATTGCAGCTGTTTTAGCTACACGTTTGTAAGCTTCTTTAGGTGTCTCTCCGTTATAAAGATAACCACCAGTTATTGTTTTTTTATACACATCAGCGTCTGCCCACTCTGGGTAGTCCTGACCTTTTATCCATCTGTTACTCCACATATATTACCTACCAAATATCTTCGAAATCTTCGCCTTCGTTCGCTTTGCTGTAGTCTGTTGGCCTAATAGCAAAAAAGTCGGTATGAGTATGCCCGCCAGTAAGATGATAAAACCAATCCAGGTTTTTCGCGGCTTTTTTGTCGTAGTCGAAGAGCTCTTCATATCCGAGTTCCTTAAGTTTTTCATTTGTTCTTCTTCTTATAAATTGTTTTAAATCATAAGCAGTTAAGTTTTCCAGATCACCCTTCTCAAACATCTTGTCTATATATTTTTCTTCTAATTCTAGCATTGTCATAGCTGCATCATGAACATGAGGTTTACAAGCTTTACGCAATAGTGGTTTTTCTTCACACATGTGATTAAACAACTTGCAACCCATTTTACTATGAAGCGATTCATCTCTAACAGACCACTTCATTTGTTGACCGACACCTTTTAACAAGTTTCTTAGTTGAAAGCTATATAGTACCGCAAACGCAGAGTATAAGCTTACACCTTCAGCAAATGCACTAAACACTGCTAAAGATTTACCTATCTCTATTGGATCTGTACCATCATAACTAACTAAGTTATCGAACCTTTCTGCTGTAGCAGGTTCGTGTAAAAACGCTTCAAAGTCTTCAAGACCTAGCGTTTCGTTTAAATAGGAATATGCTACTGCGTGTATTGTTTCTTGACTTCCAAACATCATAGACATCTGCTGTATCTCATGTTTAGGAAACCAACCAACAACTTTCTGTGTCCAGTAATCTGACACGGCACACTCAGTTTGAGCAAACCCTAATAATATGTTACCAACTAAATGCTTTTCTTCTTTAGTAAGTTTTTCGTTCCAGTCTTTCACATCACCTGACATAGGTATTTCTGTGTGTAACCAAAACGCTTGCGCTTGTGGTAACCAACCTTCTGTATAGTATTCTGGATACTCAAAAGGTTTATATGCAATTCTTTTATCAAATAGTCCCATAATTATTCGTAGTATAAAGATAAACAAATATCAAATAAGAATACATACAACACGTGATCAACTTTTAAATTATCGTTATCAATGTACTGCCTGTATCCTGCTAAAAACCCTGGATAAATTCCAAAGCTTAATTCCCAACTAATTAATTTCATCTTCCTTGTCCTCTGTAGCTAGACCCACTATAATACTTACCGTTTATATTTTTTGTATTCCTATTTTTAGAGTGAATACCTGGTCTTTTCTTTTTAGGTTTAAACCTATACGCTTGTAAGTTTAATGTTCTAGCCATGTTTTATTAATTTAACAACTTCATCGCACTCGTTTTGTTTTTGAGGTTTAAATAACCTCACTTTAGGGTAGTTATCAGCTATAACTTTTTTGAATAACTTCCAACGTAGTGGAAATGATTCATTAGCTCTACCCTTACATTCAATAATAAAATTCGTGCCTTCAAAATCTGGTGTATAATTTATAGATAAAACCTTTTTGTTTCCTCTATTAATCATATCACCTTTACCGTTTGATTGCCTTTCATATGATGAATTTTTTAATTCAAATGAAGGTTGTAATTCAAACGAACGTTTCTCGTACTGAGCTTTTATCTTAGCTTTCTTTAAAGCTCTATACATATAGGCTTCAAGTCCACTAGCAAACTTAATACCATCAACAGTAACTTTTTTACTGACGACAGGACCTCGTTTTTTTCTTCTAATTTTCCTCCTCATCTGGATAACTATATATTATTTTATCTCCTAAACATTTCTTAGCAGCTTGTATATATAACAATGCATCCATTATCTCTTCTTGAGTATCATCTAAAAAATCATTAAGATCTTTCATGCCTTGTTCGACCTCACTGGTCATCGTTTGGCCATACTTTTTTTGGCCAACTAAACTTCTTTCATCCATCTTCTTGATGACGTCAAGAACTATTTGATCTTTAGTATTAACCTTCATCTTTTACAAATGTACCGTTAATCATTTTGCCTTTTCTCTTAGCAATAACATTATATGCTTCTGCTATACACGTTTCAATGTGTACACCATTTAAATGTGCTAAGTTAGTTAATACTACAACCATATCACCAATAGCATCTATAACTTCTGGCTTATCGTTTTCTAATGTAGCTTTAGCTAGCTCACCCATTTCTTCTTGTAGTTTGATTAATTGAGTTTTTGAATCGCCTTCAGCGTATATACCTCTCTCTTCAGCCCAAGATCTAATACTTTCAAACATCTTAAGAGGTTTTTTAGAGCATTTAACACTAGGTTTACTAGCAAATACTGAAAACGCTTTGTTATATATGTAAGATCTGTTAGGATTATACATAGAAGTTTTAACGTTTTTCATTATCCATTGTATTGTATCACTGTCTATTTTAAATCGACCGTGATCTGTTTCCCACTCCATACCGATAACATCGTGTAATCTACCTTTTAGTCTATCGATAGGTACTGGAAACGTAGTAGTTTGTTCTGTTACGTTTATTTTCATTTTGGTTTTGGGGTTTAAAGTTTTATAAAGTCTATGGTCAACCTTGTAACCATATTCTTTTTGTAATTCTAATTCTCTATTAGAAACAACATCTATATCTTTATGTGTTTCTAGTATTTCGTATTCGTCAGGTGCATAACCTTGTTGTGCAGTGACCCGGTTATTAAGATCACACGTCACACCAATCTTTTTACCTGGTATGTGATAAATGTAGTATATCATAATTTGTCATTATATAAATGCATGTTATGTGCATGATGATAATACCATCCGACCTCCTTATTTACATCCTCTGAGACTTTCTTTTGCAACATACTGAAACAGTATTGATCGTTACAAAAGCCGTACCAGAGATCATTAGATCGCATGTACACAGACATACATAGTTTATCATTTATTATTGTAAACTGAACCGCATAAGTACACGGTGTATCATACATATATTTACTACTAGCTTCTTTGCCGTCGTAAATTGATATAGCAGCGTGGCGTGTATCAGGTTTATCTCGCAATTTATTAACAATATAATTTAATTGTCCATTACGTTTCCACTGATAACCATAATTACTATTTACGTTACCATTATCATCCGCCATACGCTCCCATATAGGAGGTACTTTACCGTAGATCTCACCTAGTTTATCTATGTTCTGATCACCTGATAAATACCATTGCCATTCGGCATCTGCATATTCATATTTCCAACCACGTTCTTCATTTACTATGTGGTTATCTAATGGGTTTTCTATATAAAACCCACAGTTAAATATAGCTTTTGTATTATCAAAATCTATACCCTTTCTAATTATCAAATCGTGATAATAATTAAATGCGTGATTTGCGTTATAAAATCTTTTCATTAGTTCCATGGTAATTCTTCCTCAACTGGTTTCTCATCAGGTATATAACAACCTGACTTTGGCTCCCATTTAAAAAATGCTTCAGCACCGTTTTCACCTAAGTTTTGGAATTTAACTTTTAATACTTTTACTTTTGTGTTCTTAGCCTCATAGTCTCTGTGTACTAACAAGCCGTGATAACTTGCATCATACCACTCACCACCACCTTTGATGTTATACATAGTTGGCTCTTCAATTTTACCATCCTGTGTTCTATACATCTTAGTAGGGTGTGCTACTATAATAACTAATACATCATATTTCTTAGCAAAGACTTCTATTTCAGTTAGATAATCTAATGTATATTTATTAACATCATCAGATTTACAATCAGTATTTCTAACTTTATTAAAAGGATCAATGACTAAGCATTTAATACCTTTACGTTTAACAAGCTCAGCACCTTTTTTAAGTACTGACTTGAGGTCATACTTGTCCATATCAATAAAAAAGAAGTTATCGTCTACATGTGATGACACATGTTTCCAAGTCTTATTATCAATATCAGAGGGTAATGGCAGATCCTGCCAAAACTTACGCATTAATTTATGTGCGTGTAAAAAGGTTGGTTGGTTTTCCGGGGAAGCGTATGCTGTTTTCCAGCTGTACTTTTGGTTATATCCAACAACCATTTGGTCTACAAAGTCAGACTTACCTGACGACGGTATACCTGTTACAGTTATAAATTGACCTGTATATGTACTAAATACTTTATCAAAGTTATCTAAACCTATTTGATATCCAGGTTTAAAACCATGTTTGACAAAGTCTTTTAGTTCCTCTTCAAAGTCTTTCAAAGTTGAAACACCTTCAAGTGGCACAGGTTGTGCGATCGCTATTATATTTGCAAGATCTTCCTTACCATATTTAACGAGATATTCATTAGCATCTTTACAGTCTTTTAGATCTATAACGTGACAGATTTCAGCGCCGAGCCTACGTATAAGCTCTTGTTGTAACGCTTGACCTGCTTCGTCATTGTCTATAGCTAAAACAATTTTAGTTTTATCTTCAAAATAATCTATACAATTATCAAGATAATCTAAGTTGTTACTGTTTAATGTAGCTCCGTTAGGAACTGACACAACTGACTTGACGCCAGCTTCATGTAAAGATAATGCATCTATCTCACCCTCAGTTATAACACACCAATCATATCCAACAACACTATCTACGTTATAAAATATCTTTTCTGCTCCTTTATATAATTTAAAGTTTTTTCTACCATCACGGTATTTAACATTAATGAGCTCACCGCCCATGCGGTAATTAAACTTAATAGCGTTTTCGATCTGATTAGTTTGAGGCATATACTCAGGACCCTCAGATACGTCAAACGTATCTAATGTATCCTGAGATATTCCTCTTGATTCAAACCACCTCAACATTTTACTACCCGGAGGTTTATTAGTAGTATCGTTAAACTCCGGTTTTACATATTCCTTGGCAGCACCTCCTTTTCTCTCATATGTGTGTAGTTGAAATGTTTCGTTGCAGTTGTGACAAGTACCGAGACCTCGCTCCCAATCATAGCTAGCACATTTAAGCTTTCTATTCTTGGGTTTGCGATCATGAGAACATAAAGGACACGTGCCTTGTGGTTTACCCACATCCAGCTTGTGTTGATTGAAGTTATCAATCGTAAATCCGTTAATCTCTGTCTCGTTTACTTTCATATATTAAAATGGTATATCATCATGTTTATCTGCAACTGCTTGTGGAGCAGGTTGTGAAGCACCTTGTGCTTTAACCGGCTCAGGAAAAGTACCGTTTGTCCAAACTACCTTTGAATTACCTAGGTAAACCTTAGGAGCTTTGGCCTCTCTTTCTTCCTTAGT